AAAAATAAATTACAGTAATTGTAATGCTCAGCATCAATGATGTAACTAAGATTGATGAGAAGAGAAAACAAATCAAGAAGGATATCTACAAAAAGATATACGAACAGTTTTCTCGAAAAATCAAACAATCTGTAGAAATGGGCGCCAAGCAGATATTCTTGGTAGTCCCTTCATTTTTGGTTGGTTATCCTGTATTTGACAGAGCTGCTGCAGCGCAGTATATAGCCAGGCAATTTAGACTTGGGGGATTCAACGTAAGTGTAATTGGAGAGTATGAAGTATATGTAAACTGGATCAAGGATAAACCAAAAAAGGAGAATAAGTCCAGAGAGGAAATTGTAGATGAAGGTGAATTCCCCAATTTGATGAACTTGAAGAAGATGGCGAGTAAATACAGGAGAAGTGCGTAGTAAAGGGTTTAATTAAAAAACCTCTTAATCATAAATGGATAACTTAAACGTATTGGTTGAGGCTAAGAAGGAATATTTGGGTCAACTTTGCCTTATTATGTGTCCAGCTATGATTGAAGTTTTTCAAGATATGTACAATGAAGCTACAAAGCTTTCGAAGGGTAGAAAGACGCTCATTATGTTTCAAAAACTTTTGAAGGAAGTTCCAAACTGGTCTAACGCTATGTCCAAGCAGCACACCGACAACATCGCGAACCGGTGTGCTTGGTTTAACGACCTTTTGGCGGCTGTTTTTGTTGCGTGCACTAAGATTCTTTCGGCGGTGCGTCTCAAGTCTGACAACAAGAAGATTAGTCTCAAACTCCCAACGAATGAGGTTTTCATTCAAACTTGTTACAACAACGCCGCGAAGGATCTTTACAAAGATCCATACATTTTCCACGAAGAACAAAGTGAATACGCGCGTGACGAAGCCTTGACACAACGTTTCTGTACCTGCATTGAGACAAGTGTGAAGGAATTGATTCCAGTCCAACAAATTCTTCAAACCTATATGTCCCAAGAGACTAGAGACATCGACCTCGACGGTGAAGTTCAGGATTCCGAAGATCCAGATGTCTTTGATGGTCAAGAAGGTGAAGCGGATCCATTCCCAGAAGAACAACAGGAGATGGAGCCAATGGCCGGTGAAGGTGAGGGCGAAGCCGAACCATTTGATGGTGGTGAACAACCTCTTCAACCAACTGGTCTCGAAAACGAATTCAAGACGGTCCCAGGTGTTCAGGCGCCACCAGCACCAGAACCACTCGCGGATCATCAAGATATTGCCCGACCAATGGCTCAACCACAAGGTCAATACCATCCACCAGAAGAGGATGACGGTGTCTTCTTTGGTGACGCACCAGAACGGCGTACAAAAAAAGTTGCGTATAATTAAATGGAAGATCTGTCCGAATATCTCCGAGACCCCATAAGTGCCGCACTCATAGCTGCGGCTATAACCGCCGGGTACATTCACCTCAAGGCACACCTCAATAATGAAGGTAAATTAGAACTAAATAAGTATACAAAACCAGCTATGCTTAACGCAATCCTCGTTTATTTCATTGTCTCTAATGGCCTTGGTCAGAAAGAGGCTATTTCTACAGACCCATTCTAAACTTAAAGATTTACTTCATAATATAAGAAAATGACTTCCGTGAACGCTTTCAACGACATGCTTGGTCAATTTCTTGTGGAACTGCACAAGACTTTTCCAGAAGAAAAGGATATCAAGAAGATGATGACTTCTTTCGATGTATTGAGAAGCACCAACCCGCGCTTGGTTGTAGATGCTTTTATGAAGGGTGTGACACCCTACGCCGACAAGATCTCTGCGAAGGATGAAACTTTCCTCCTCAACGAGATTGAAAAGATTGACTTTTTGAAGGATCTCAACATTAAGAGTTACTGGAATCGTATGTCTCCAAATACAAAGGCTGCGACCTGGCAATACCTTCAAACGCTTTACATGCTTGGTACAACTATTACATCTATCCCAGCAGACACACTTAATCTCATCGAGGGTATCGCGAAGGACTGCGCCGAAAAGATGGAAACAGATGGTGGTGATCTCGACCAAGACGCTCTTATGAAAATGATGGGAAGTATGCTTGGCAGTCTTCCAAAAAAATAAACCTCAGAATATACTAAATGAAGGCTTGGTTCGACGATCCAAAGCAGCTCATCAAGCAAAAATCTATTATGGAGTTCTGGCCAAATAAGAACCAAACTCCAGAACAACGCATTAACGCGGCGTCGAGATTTATCATTTATGCGGCGTCGATCATTTACATTATCAGACGCGATCCACGGATTTTCATTTTAGCTGGTACTGTTTTGGGTGTTCTTTATGTTATGCACAAGTCAAATATGGTGCGCGAAACTTATCGCGTGACTGCGAATAACAAGATTGGTTGCCAGATGCCATCCGCTGACAACCCAATGGGTAACGTGCTCATCACCGATTACACAGATGCACCAAACCGTTTGGAAGCGTGCTATTACCCAACTGTGCGACCACAAGTGAAGCGTTACCTCGATGATCGTATTCCATATGATGCGGGTCGTTCCCGTTCCCCATTGCCAATGTACCAACGCAATGCTGCGGCGAGGCAATTTGTTACTGCCCCCGTTTCCAAAATACCAGGCGATCAAACTGCTTTTGCGGAATGGTGCTACGGTTCCAAGAACGGTGCTATTTGCAAGACTGACCCTAGATTGTGTAGCCCAAATGCCCGCGGTGCTCAACTTGGACCATTCGGTGGTCTTGACATTAGCGGCGATAGACGATAAATATTTCTTATGTAATAATAAATGGCGTACCAACTTCAGCCTGGTTTATCAATTGTCCAAAACGCTGGTGCGATTGCCCCCGTGAAAGCGACTGACGAAGTTTTCGTTTACCCTCAGCCCAGTTCATTGAACTGTGGTGGTTGCCGCCCAAATACTATGTTGTATGGAACGGCGCCATACATGGCGGGTAAGGGCGCTCCAGCGAACCTTATTGACACAAGTGATCAACTCAGACCTCAAACTACATCCCGATTCAACAAAGTTGTTGTTCCAACCTACGAGCGTAATTTGTTCCCATTGACAAACATGGAGTGCAAGTTGCCATTGCGATCCATGACGTATGATCCATCGAGCACACGAGCCGAACTCCAGAATGGTCTCTTTGAACAAAGATACGCTAATAAAAATGTTAATAACAAATAAGAATGGCTGATCCCATTTCGCTTGCAGCTGTCGCAGGATTGATCTTTGCTGGTCGGGCACTCAGTGAGAAGACCGCGCCACCAGTCAAGGTCACTCAGCAGGAGTCCGTGCCACAAAATGACACAATCTTCCCAACTTCAGAACCAGAAGTCGAAGAGCATAATTTTGAATCACGTGTCGAAGTTCCACAAAAGAGAGAAGTTACTAGCTTTGCCGACATTGGTGTGCAATCGCGTACAGGTGGTCAAGAATTGCTGACCATGCGTGATCGTATGTATGACCGAGGCATCATGAACAACCTTTCCCCAATTGAAAAGCAATTGGTTGGTCCAGGTTTGGGTGTTGGTGCCGAAGTTCCAGCCGTAGGTGGTTATCAGCAAATGTTCAGAGTTAACCCAATTAACGTTGGTGAATACAGACTTACAACACTTCCAGGCCGATCAGGTCCAGCTTTGGACATTACCGGTGGTCGTCGCGCGGCTGTTGGTCAATTGACCCACAATATGCCAGAAAAGACCGCTTACTTGCCCTCGAGACTCCCAAATATGGGTGGTCGTGCTCAGGGTATGTCTGGTGTGACCCCACGGGCGAGCCATCAAAAGACTATGCGAACCACTAATCGTGCGGAAACTGGTCTTCGTTCGGATGGCCTCGGCTTCAATGGCGCTAAGCGTTTCACATCTGCTTTGGCTGTCTCACAAGATCCAACCAGATTCAAGAGTGATCGTAACGACCAACAATACATCTATGCTAACCAACCAGCACCAGGCATTCACAGCTTCCACGGTGCCTACACGAATAGCGCGGCTGTCCAAGTTTCTGCGAAGACTAACGAGGAGTTGATGAAGTATGGTTTCCGTCCAGAAGACCGCAGAGGTAAGGCGAACCGTATGGGTAACCCAGGAAGAATGAATGTTACCCAAACTCGTGGTCACTTGACAGCTGTTCGTGCCGATACTACTCGCATCGATGGACGTGTCAACGCTGCGAATGGTGGCTGGACTCAACAATACCAACAAAAGCCTTTCCACCAGTTCAACGCTTACAAGTGCAACGAAAACCCATACGCGAGGAATTTGGATTTGGCGAAGAAGCAACTTCACAACAACCCATTGGCGCACAGCCTCTCTTAAATTTTAAATTCATTGGATTAGACAAAAACAATCATTAAAATTATATACCCTAATTTTAATGAAGGTTCATACCCTTGATATAGACAGTAGTGAACGCGACACTTTGGTATACCCAAACGCAAATAACTATGTCATAAGTTTGAAAAATCCTATTTATGACGTGTCCAAAATAACTTTGATTTCAGCACGAATTCCAACACCACAATTGCTTGTGAATGCTTCAAACAAAACATTTAGTGTTGATGGTACCGATATTACTTTGGATATGACAAACTATACAAATGGTACCGATCTTGCTACAGACCTGGACCTCAAACTTCAACCACCAAGTTCGAATGTAGATTCTGTTGTGTTTGATACTGATACAAATACCCTCATCTTTTCAAATACATCAGCAGGAACACACGACTTTACATTTGAATTTTATTCGGGAACAAATGGATACACAAGTGATAGATCTTCCCTCACCACACCCCACCAATTATTGGGCCTCTCTTCAAAAGATACCAGTTCATCAAGTAATGTATTGACTTCGGGTGCTATAAACTTGGATGGACCAAATTCACTTGTTCTTCGTTTGAGTGCCGGTTCAGATGAGTTTAATAAATTAGTGTATTCTTCGACTCCATTCTATACAGGTCATATACTTACAAATGGGACAAGTGTTATTAATTATAACGGTGCGGATGATCCACTTGCACATCAATTTCACACAGGTGCACAAAAATATGTTAGAGACATACGAGTTGAATTTTTCTATGTGAGTCACGGACGACTCATTCCATACGATTTCAGAAATCAAGATCACATTTTGAAATTTGAAATCGAGTGTTCAACCGATAAATTGGAGAATCTTCCCAAAGTTTCACCTGATGTTGTAAAAAGGACGCTTCCGCCACCAGTAAGCATTCCTGTATTAGAGAATCCTTATAGATGGAATGTTTATCTATCTATCTTTGCAGTAGTATGCATTGGTGTTATGCTTCTTCTATCGATGAAACGTAAACCACCGCCTACTGGGTAATCGCGTACACTGGTTGAGCTGGCTTGGAGACACGCTTGGAGATGCTTGAGATGGTCAAGTAGACGACAATGCTCAAGAGGGTGGTCAACACCGCAACGAGGGTGTACTGGGCACCGCTGTTCTTTGGCACCTTGATGAGTTGCTGGAGAATCCAACGGACGAGGTCGTTCCAGCTGAGGGCCGCGGCGAAGGAGAAGCCGGCGACAATCGCGTTAAGGGATTGGGTTTCCAATTCTTGGGTCACGAGGTTGACAGTTTCAATCGCGGTATCCATGGTGAGTGTTTTATATATTACACTGGGAAAATTTATTCTGGTAGAAGTTCTTCTTCATAAATGCGTTTGTACTTTTTGGGTGTGATTGGTTTCTTCGACTGGGTGAACATCTGTTCGTCGTCTGAGGAATCTCCATCGGAACTTGAATCGGTGTCATCGTCACCTTGGGCTTTGAATGACTTATATTCAGAAATCGTCCAACCCTCCGGATCCGATGTACTCATTACTATTAATAGCATTTTTTAACATCTCTTCCACCGGACTTTGTGGTTGCCACTCATCCCAACGATCGTAAGCGTCATTCATTGCTTTAAACGTAGGATCTTCTCCTGAATAACGCTCAAAGACTGGGCAGTCTTCTGGTGAAAGTTCTTCAACACTTTCTTCATCTGAAGAATCTTCTTGATCTTCATAGATATCTGGGAACATTGAACCAATACTTTCACCAACTTTATGCATAGCGCAATACTTAATCGCATATTCCATATCTTCTCCTGTGACTGCATCACGGCCACAAGCTTTGGAATATTCGCAAGCAAAGAGCATACTCTTTTCGAGAACAGGTGTTAAAATGCCAATTAAAGCGTTTGCTTGTGCATTTTCATACTCACCAGAAGTTTCACCGAAGCCGGTTTTCATCATCTTTACTACTATTACGAATTAAAAAGTGTGGTCGCAATTCCCCCACCTACACGCAAAATGTTGTAGCTCAATGCGTAGACACGTATTTGTCTTGCATATGACGTACAAGGGGTCATACTTAGGTTGAGTATTTGTTCTTTTACGATACTGAAGTTGACTTGACCAGTTGGATACCATTTCTCTGGTTCACACGCAAAACTATAAGAATAGAATCTTCGTATCAATTGTGTCTTTGAGTGATGAATGGCACCTTGTACAGCTTTCAAAAATATAACATTCCCGGTCTCTTCTGTAATAATGTCCTGACCATCTAATGACAATTCCAAATAGTCCAAATTTTCATAAAGTACAAGTTTATTCCC